CGAGGGTAGCCTGTATCTACACGGCAACCTGATCGCTCAACGTGATGATGACAAGTCGGAGATCTGGATCTCTAACGCCGGATGGAAAACTCAACTAACGCAACGGCGTTTAAACGAACTGCTCAACAAGATGCGAGTCGCAGCGAAGATCGCAACTCGTGACGGGCAGCAGTACATAGATCATGTGGTCGATGGCAAGCTCAAGTCCACGCTACTCGTTGGCTTCAACGAGGTTGCTCAGACCGCACTACGTCAACGATGGGGGCATTGATGAGCAATCTTAGACTCGCATTAACGACGGGCATCCTGTCCGTTATCGGCGCAATCAACCTGTGGGTGGGGCTGTATCTGTGGGATACGGCACCCGACTACCTCATCAAACTGTGGGGTGGTGCGTGGCTGGTGCTGTTCGTCTGCGTGACGTTCACAACGAGCGCTTGCACCGTGGTGTTATTGGCATCCGCCAAAACTAAGGTTGACAAATGATTCTCAATAGGTTACTATAGTAAACCATCGCAACAAGGGAGACTCCAATGTATTGGATAAGCAAGAAAAAACATTCGCTTCGCATAGCCATCGGCAAGAAGCGTCTTCGTGACTTCAAGCCAGAGGAAGGGTGCGAGTATCACGTTCGCACCAGCAGGAAGTCGCCAGACTTTTGTGATTTTGTGCCTGTTTACGTCGGCACGAACGGCAAGCTGGTTAAGACTGATACATTCTCGTCGGGCTGGTTCTAAGGAGGTTACATGAGCGAGATATACACAGACAAAGACTTTGTCTTTGAGATAGTGCCAACGCCACGGCAAAGCGACATGAAAATCTTTGCCATAGTCAAGGACGCTGCGCCCCATGATTGGACAGATGAGCAGGTAATGGACAACGTCAAGGCTATGCAACGTGAGTACGACGAAACGACAACCTACCTGTCGCCTATGTTCCAAGTCCTGCGCCGTGTCCTCTCGGACGAGCAGCATGGGTTTGGCGACAACGCGCCAACCTACCTGTCAATCAAGCGCAATGACCGTGAGCCATTGAATAATTGGCGAGCCAAACAGCACATCAAGAACGCAGTGCTAGGCGATCACTGGGAGGCGGTGGAACTGTATCCGCAAGAGGATCGGCTGGTTGATACGAGCAATCAGTATCACCTGTTTGCATGGGAGGCTGTGTTTCCCATATACCTGTTCAACACTCGTGAGGTGTGGAGCAAAAAAGAATCCGAGGATCGCAACAAGCGACTCGGCATGACAACAAAGCAACAATAATGTTTAAACGCAACAAGGAGAACCCGAAAATGCGTAATCACTACGGCCATACGCCACAAGAGCAAGCCCGATCAGAGATCTTGGATTTGCTTGAGGCGCTAGCAAAAGCAGATGGAGATCGCAACCCTCATGTTGAGACTCCATCTTTCAACACTGCGAAGCGTAAGCACTTCGCTCGACTTTATTACAAGCTGGCAAACCAGTGGGACTTTGAACCCGCTGGAACAGCGTTAGAAGTTTAAGGGGTAAGGCATGATCGAACACTACCAACCACGCATCGACGAGATCCAAGAGAACCTAGCGCGTGATGACCTTAGCAAGCGCGAGAAGATCCTGTGGGTTTTCAAGATCAGTAAACTCAGCGACAAGATCCTATCGGATTTTGATAAGCAATTTGGCTATGACCTACGGTGGCCACGAGTCAAGGCACAAGTGGAATGGCTGGACAACTGGGAGCGAGCAGAGATGAGACTCCTTTTAGAAGAGGAGGGCGCAGCATGACACCTAGCTGGATATTCGACAGGCTTGAGCAAGGACTTCCCTTGGATGTGTACCAATATCTTGAGTGCTATCACGCCGACTTGCGCTACCAGTACGACGCTGGTGGCAGGAACTATGTGAACGACTGCTCTAGCGGTACGCCTTACTTCGACAGCGAGGACGAGGCCAAGACATACATCGACAATCTGGCTGCTGTGATACAGCAAGGCAGAGCAGCCGCATGATCTTCAAGCGCAACAGGATGTTGTGGATTGAGGTTGAGCCAGCGAACGAAGACGATGTCATCGACCTATCGAAGATGTCCGAGCTTGTTGAGTCAGCCTTGAGAGATGAAGGTGTTACGAAAAGTAAACTCACCAAGGTGGTGATTGAAGTTTCATATGAGAAGGAGACAGGCAATGGTCACGATAGACCTAAGCGAACAAGACGGTAACGCATTCGCGTTGATGGGTCACGCCAAAAACTTTGCAAGGCAAATGGGATTGGATGGCGATGAGATCGTTTACGAGATGCGGCAAGGCGACTACGAGGATTTAGTCGATGTGTTTAAACGATACTTCGACGGGGTCGTGGAGGTCATTGATCACGAGGAGGATGAATGGGAGTAAACGAGAAAGGGCTACATCAGATACGCTATGTGCTGATCCGCTACAGCCAGTACGGGTCAGCCTATGAGGTGTTCGATAAGCATGACATAGGACTGCGTAAATTCGCAGAGGAGGCCGAGAGTGAGATGCGAGCAGGGCGTGTCCCATCAATCACACTCAAGGCGCATGAAACGAAGTCGAACCAAGAGGAACGACATTCGTTATCGAAAGATGGGTTTGATAACTAGCAACAAGGAGATATGCATGAATATGCAGAGACAGAAGAAGATTGTCGATGAGACGATGGAGATTTGCAGAGGGTTTATCCGCAAGACAGAGCAGCAAAGCATGGATGTGTTTAAACATGCTGATTCTCATGGTGAACTCGATGCGATGTTTGCTCGCATGGTGATGATCGTTCACGATCAGTTGATGGAGATAGATCTCTCGGAATCATACAGTTCGGTGAAGAACAATATGCTGCTGCAATGCCTACACGTTATCCGCAGGGCGCACGCCAGAGCGCTGGAGGGCTTGATCGAACATGAACGTATGCTTGCAGCGAAGGAGTCGTTGACCAGTGCGAAGCATTAACCGGCACGTTGCGGCAAGGGGCGCGGCCATGATCCTAGCGGTCATGGCTTTCCTCTGTATCAGCGAGCAGGATTTCGTAGAGCAATGCACAAGCGATCCAGTTTGTGCGTCCAAACATATTCGTAAGTAGGTAACACATGAAGATTTCAGAACTAAGAACACTCGCCAGCGATATGGGTGAGAAGAAGATCGTGGGCATGATTAAGAAAGAAGTGACCAAGGCTCGCAAGGATGATGGCATGGTAGCCATCTGTGACATGGTGGATGGGCTGCTTGCAGCCATAGATGAGAAGAAGAAGGAGAGTGCCAGTGAGTAATGTTTACAACATGAGCGGTGAGAGGGTTGATGTGGGCGAGGATGTAGACTTGGATCGTACTGTACGCATCCAACTACAGTCGCCATCACACAACATCTTAGGCGATGTTCAGAACTTTGCCATGACTGCCAACGCCGAGGAACAACTGCTTGATGCGATGACTCCAGAGCGTTTAAACGAATGGGTTGAGTCAACGCTCCGACGATTCAACGGCATGGATTGGGGTGTCATCTGTGATGAGGACAAAGAAACAAACCTAGTCAGCGCCAAGCGTGGTGGCATGGTGATGGGTCAGTACCCATACAACGACGCAAAAGATCTGGTGTGGCTGATCTTGGATGCGGGGCATGAGACTCTCACAGTCCTGATGCCAGAGGACTACTGATGTCTGGCGCACCGTGGATAGCCGCAGCGCTTCACCTACGACGCAACGGGAGTACGCTCAAGCAGATCGCGGAAGAGATCAGCGTACCCCTTAGCACAATGAGGCCGTATCTTTTGAGCGCGTTGACAGAGGATGAGTACCTGTCTCTAAAGAAACCGACACGCAACTCTGAACGGGCTGACCGCATAAGGTCGGCCATACGGGAGGGCGAGCGCAGCATGGCAAGCATCGCAGAAGACGAAGGCGTTAGCCGTCAGTATGTTTACTCGGTCAAGTGGAAACTTGAAGGCGCTGTGGATAAAGCGATCAAGGATCTAGGTGACAAGGATTATGTCGATGACAAGGTCGGCATCCTTCAATCCCAAGACGAGAGGAACAAAGCCATTGAGGAGATCGAAAGAATGCTTGACGTTTAAACGCTACTCCAATTGCCGCAGGTGTCTACGCACCACATTGTAGACACTTGACGGCGCAATCTTCACTGCTCGCGCAATCTCTGCCTGAGTCACGCCATCACGATAAAGCCTAGCTACCCTCTCAACTTCCGCTTCCGTCAAAGGCTGGCGCTTTTCGTAAACCTTTGGTTTTTCAAACCGCTTATGCACATCATCCTGTGCGCGTATCGCTCTCAAAAACTTTGCGCTCATCCCGATAACCCCACTGTTGGTGTCCGATAACTACCGTCAACGTAGTTGTATTTGAGATCAACTGTCCCCACCCTGCCGCTCTGCTTGAATCTTATCTTCTTCACATGCACTCGGATGTCATCCGATCCCTCCGTGAAATCCCTTTCCACAATCAAAATATTGTCTGCCTTGTTATAAAAGTTTGCTGATCCCGCTATATCGTATGGCTCTGGGACAGGGAACGTCCCGTCCTGATTCCTTCTCAGCTTCGCTGGATGGGCAACTAGAAATATCGCGCACTCGTTTGCTGCTGCCCAACGCTTGAGTGAGGCTAGCATCTGCGATACATACTCGGTTTCCGTCCACCCGCTGGGGCGACGGTGTTCAAACTCGTTGTACGGATCAAGGATCAGACCGCGCACGTTTGGGTAACGCTGCACACACGCGGTTGCATTCTCCAGACACCACTCCACAGTGGGCGCTTCGTCTTCGGATCTGATCCAGTAGTAGTGCTTGCCGATGAAACTAACCGCCTCCGACCACTCGTTGTGGTTCATCTTCTCCCCGCTACGCACATCCCACGCTGGCTTGCCGACATACTTAGCCGCCAACTTATTAATGTGTTCGTCAACTGGGTTCTCAAAGGAACAAACCGCGAACCTCCAATCCTCCATTGCCGCAAGGTTTAAACAGATTTGATCTAGGAATTCTGACTTACCAACTCCCGGCGCTCCACTGATAATGTTTAGCTCGCCAGCCCTCACCCTATAGTTGAGATCCAGCGCATTGATGCCTGTGCTGACACCAGTTTTCACATCACCGTTCAGCAATGCGAAAGCATCATTCACATATGAGCGTGTCTCATGCAAAGCTTTTAATGGCCATGCTTCTGCGCCATCCACAAACTCCTTGAACTTCTCCGCGCCGTAGCCAACGAGCATATCGTTAGGATCTTTGCAGCCCTCTGGCCAATCAACCCGCCAACATCTATGCCTACCCAACCTACGCGCAAGCTCATTGCGCATTGCGATACCAACGGAATCCCCATCCGTGAGCAAAACAATCCTCTTGAACTGCTTCAACTCCTCTTCCAGATCCTCCACCCACAACAGCTTCTTGTCGCTCGCACCATCAGGTACGCTGATGACGTTGCTGTACCCCGCCTCCATGCATGTTAATGCATCCACCTCACCTTCGGTGATAATCAACTGATCGTTGCTTGGCTCAATCAGGTTCCATAAATAGGGGAGCCTAGCTCCATTCTTGATCTGGCTGAACTCCTTTTGATTGCTTCGGAACTTGACGTTGATGATCTTGCCGCCGCAATCCCTATGCACAAACGCAATAGCTCGCTTGCTCTCTCCGTTCATGTACGCGCTACCTGTCTCTACTCCAGCCATCTCGACAACCTTGCGGGAGATACCTCGGTCACTGAACCATTTGATCACACCCTCGCTTGGCTTTTCCAAATCAGGTATGACCGGCGGCTCCTTTGGCTTGACCACTTCAGGCCGCTTGCTCCGTTTAAACGGGCTACTATTCATGCTGTTCCTCCAAACATTTCCTGTCCAATCGCAGTGATGGCAACGCCATTGCGCCCCTTCACCGTCAATAGAAATTGACAGACAATGCTCATGTTTATTTTTTGTACGGGTGCTACTGCACTTGGGGCAAAGTATTTTTGATTGCCCCTCAGACAGCGCATTGATGGCGAAGCCTTCGCTTGCCAGAGAATCCCAGAAGTCCACGGCTAGGGAGCCGTCTTGAATCTAACGCGACCATCGGGAGTTATCTTTCTCCCGACAGGGTCAGTCCTGTTCTCCAGTGCAGCCTTGGCATCTTGCTTGGCAAGGTAGGCTGATGTGCTAAGGAACCAGCGTTGCTGGGTCTTGATCTCTGCGTCGTATGTGAGCCAATCGTCACGCGATTGCAGAACTGCATCTAGGTTTGGAATGTTTTTGTAGCTGCTTACCCACCGATCATAGTCGGCTGGTTTCAGCTTGATAGTATTGCCGTTGAATTTATATTCCGTCGAACTCGCCATTTCTAATTTGCTCCTTTGTTGCGATTTGGAACTGTCTCATTTCGTAATGATTCACAGGCTCCATGTCCTGCTTATCTCCCCTGTCTTTCCTGCCGCCCCATTGAATTGAATCCGGTTTGGCATCCACCATACTCAAGTAGCCCACGGTTCCGCATGACCACTCCACAATTAAAAATACATCTAATCCGGTTGCACTTGCAAGAGCTTTCGCGCTTGCCACCTTGTGGCTGCTAATCATATACGTTGGGAACGTACCGAAAGGATGCGTTCTTGTTTTGATTTCACCGAACCCCTCAACCTCTCCTGCATCGTTAATAAACGAGTAGTCGATGGTGTACATTTTTGGGTTTGGCTTTGCTTGAATGTCCCACATCACAGCGATTTTACCTGCCAACGCGCTTTCGCGCTCGCGGTCTTTGCTTGTTTCGTACACTGGCCTCATAAGAGTTACCTCTGTTGCGATAGTTAGATCGGATGGAGAGAGAAGGACGCTCCCCCCAAACCCCCCTCATCAAAGGAGATTGGAGAGAGAAAGTCAGATCGGACGGAGCCGAGCATGGACATTACCGCGAATTTATATAGCGCCCTTGCGGTCTTACCCCCTTGCGCATTCCTTGCTTTCTTAAAAAAGCACAGTCACAATCCCCTTGTCAACTTCTCATCACAACTTGTTGACATCCTTTGTTGCGAAGGACGGCTCATCGTCACGCCCCGTTTGTGGCGATGGGCCAATTTCGTTGTGATCAATCTCCGTAATAGTTATCTCCGCTCTGGGATTTTCTTTGTCCAGAAACCTGCGGCTACTGATTTGTTTAAACTGCCTGTCGTTTTCGTAAAGCAAGCCCTGCATCGCATCGAGCAGGATACTGGGATCGAGATCCTGTCTGCGTGTTGGGTAGTAGATGTCTGCGTGGAATGACAGGTCGCCTTCCAGCATGTTGTCCATCTTCCCTACCTGCGCTTTCACATCCTTCTCAAACTGAATAGCGGCCTTGGATTTTATGAACCGAGGCTTACCCCCAAAGGTGACAAGCCGCCGACTGTTTGACTTGCTTTGCGCAACTCCAAAAATTATTTTGTTGACAGACCGTTTTTCCATGTGTTCCAATCGTACCCCATACCTATCGCAACAATGGTAACACATGAACTACACCAATAAGTTAGGGCTTCCTGCCCCACTAGCCGCAGCGCTGACACGCGACAGCTACACCAAGGGTGATGCGTCGTTCAGTGCGACGGGCTTATTGCGCCCACCTCGCATGGCAGCTTTGTTCGATGACCCGAACAACATTATGTTTAGAGATGTGAGCAGTAATCTTTGGACGCTGTTTGGAACAGCAGTCCACAACATTCTTGAAGACTCCAAGCATCCCGACTTCATAACGGAGGAGCGCCTGTACTGCTCTGTGAGCGGCGTAAAGCTATCAGGTGCCATAGACGTACAGCATGTACAACCGGACGGCACACGAGTCTTACAAGACTACAAGACTCGCAAAGCGTATGGCGTTATGAATAACGACAGCGACGAGAAGCAACTAAACATCTACGCATACATAGCGCACAGGAACGGCATCGAAGTAAGCGGGTTGCAGATCATTAACTTCATCAAGGATTGGAGCAAGCACGACGCGGCTCGCAAACCCGAATACCCACAGCACGACATTTGGATTCAAGACATACCTCTTTGGCCTATCGAAAAGACGGAGAAGTTTGTTGTTGAGCGGATCGCTGCACACCAAGAGGCTCTGTCTGGCAAGTTACCCGACTGCACAGACGAAGAGCGGTGGCTCCGAGAGGAGAAGTTTGCAGTGATGAAGGAGAAGCGGGTACGCGCAGTGCGTGTGTTCGATTCAATGCAAGAAGCTGAGACATTCATCTCGGCACAAAAGGATGCAGACAAACACAGGATTGATCACCGTCGAGGACAACCTCTACGATGCGAGCAGTTCTGTGATGTGTCGCTGTACTGCGACCAGTATGCTGCGTTTAAACAACAAGGAGAAAGTGATGAGTGATGTTACCTACGGTGACATTTGGGAGAAGTTGTATCCAATCAACTGTACTGAGTTTGCCAAGAGCAAAAACAACTTGACGTATCTCGCTTGGAACTCTGCATGGAGGCTCTTGATGATGGAGTATCCAGATGCGCACTATGAGTTTCAGCCAATGGAGGATCATCCAGACGGATCACAGACGGTGCATTGTATTGTGGTTATCGGAGGTTTGACACGGCGCATGTGGCTACCTGTGATGGACTACAAGAACAAGGCGATTGCAAACCCTAATGCGCGTGATGTCAGCGACACCAAGATGCGCTGCTTGGTCAAGTGCATTGCCATGTTTGGCTTGGGGTTCCACATCTTCCAAGGACAGGTTCAGCCAGAGGACACTTGGGACGATGACTCCGACCAGCCAGCAGAAGAGCCGGTCAAGGAGCCAGAGGCAAAGAAGAAGACCAAGGCAAAGCCAAAGGCAGAAGAATCTAAGGATATGTTTGTTGAAGATACTAATGTTTTGAAGGATGAGCTTGCTCACGCAGCAACCATTGATCAGGCAAAAGAAGTTATCAACAAGTATTTCCCATCAATCAAACAGGGCTATGCGGATCACGAAGGATTCCAAGGCTTGCTTGACCACATCCAAGAGCGCTTGGATCAAATCAAAAACCCAATACCACAAACAGAAGGAGAACCATTCTAATGGCATACGAGAGAAAAGACCTGCAAGGAGCAGCGTTTAAGAACGACAAGAAGGAACTGGATTGGCACGCCGATTTCAGAGGCGACATTCTTGTTGACGGAGTGGATTACTACTTGGATATAACCAAGAAGGTGGCAGCGTCTGGATCGAACTACCTTCGCGTAGCGCTCAAGCCCAAGACGCAAGACGCACGAGCCTCTACCGAGGCAGCGGTGTCCCCGTTTAAGAAAGCGGAGCCAGCGCCAGACGATGACTTTGACTTTTAGGAGGCCGTATGAGCAAGACAAAAGGATATGTAATGGGCCTTGAAGACAAGTTGTCGCAGTCTGAGCTAGACATCAGGGCAGCTAGGCGCAAGCTTAGAGGATTAGGTGTTGAGGTTATGAAGACCCACATGCCTGACCCGTCTATAGACGAGGACATGCTTACCAATTTAGATGAGCGCATCAACGACGCTAAGTTGATACTGGACGGACTGAACTCTTTGGTAACAACGGCAGAAGAAATGGTGAAGGAATTTGCAGAAGAAAACGTGGTCGAAAAAACTACGAAGCCGTAGGCATCTGCAAGTGGTGCGTGAAGAGGGCTGCTTGGTTTGTTACAGGCCAGCCCAAGCGCATCATCTTACCTTTGTCGAGGAAGATGGATTGCGAGGTATGCGAAGGAGCGGGGATCAGTACGCAGTCCCCTTGTGTGATGACCATCACAGACAGCTTCATGCGCATGGCAACGAAAAGCGATGGTGGGCGCTACAAGGTATCGACCCCATGGCGTGGTTAGAAATGTTTAAACGCAACAGAGGAATGAGCGATGACAGCGAAGAAGACAGCGAAGAAGAATAGCCCTGATACAAAGAAAAAATACTATGTCACAAAGAACGACATGATCCTTAATCTACAAAAAGAAATGGCTGTTCAACAGGAGGATCACGAGAATAATCTCGCGCAACTGCGATCCGAGATGAAGAGTAGGGACGAAGCTATTCTTAACCTTGAAAAAGATATAGCGCAATCAAGGTCTGTTATTAGGAAGCATTTTGCGCAGCGATACATAGCTGATGATGTGTTTGATTTGTGCAACAAGCTATCAGCAGAAGACGTTTCTTCAATTATGCATGTGTTTAGTGAGCGAATGACGTTTGTTCTTGAAGAAAATAAATCGGGCGATACGCGACAAATATTTACCGACACCGAGATAGATTGCTTCGCCGCAGAGTCTGCCAATATTTTAGTTTACTTAACGGAGGCTGATCCCGATGGAGATTAAACCGGCTCGTAAAATATACGCACTAGAAGCCCACATAACGACGGTGAAGCACTTCTCAATAGAGGCTGACTCCTTGAAGGAAGCAAAGAAGAAGGCCGCTAACGAAGCCAGACGATTTATGGGCGAGGATTGGAAAGGGCTAGTTATTAAGGAGGCAGACAATGAATGGTGAGGATATAGCGGAAAGCTTTGAGGCAAAGAAGTATGCGTATCGGCAATCGAAAGATGGAATGGTCTTGTCTTTTGTGCTGCACCCCAATGATGTGCCAAAGGACATGGCAACTTCCCCAATAGGGCAGCGATACATGATTGCCTGTGCGCAGATAGATGACTTTGAAAACCCCATTAGGCCAGCGGCTGTCACAGATGCAGAGAAAGCTTTGGCTAGGGCCAACCTCATATGTAGAGATGAGTCGTATATAAAGTGGGTTCGCATGAACTATTACCAGTGGCACCCTGTTGATGAGACTCAGAGCGATGAGAACTATGCGGCAGATGTCATTAGATTTATCTGCGGTATCGGATCTAGGTCAGAACTCAAGACAAACGAAGAAGCTAGGGATCGTTTAAACGAACACTTGAAGTTGTTTGAAAGCGAGGTTAGCGCATGAAGACTTGGTATACCGAGGAGTTGCGTAGGTTACGCGCCGACCAAGGGATGTCGCTTCAAGAGTTAGCTGACAAAGCTGGCAGCACTAAGAGTTATGTTGGTCAGGTTGAGCGCGGTCTGCGAAACCCCAGTTTCGGGATAGTGGAAAACATGGCCAACGCTTTGGGTGCAAAAGTTTACATACAGCTAGAATCTCCAGAGCCTCCAACCGCTGCCGCAAAAGATAAGCGCAAACGCACTTCCATTGTAAGCAGATTTATGTAACAACGATGTTAGGTCAGGGCTTTAATCAGCCGCCGTAGCACGTTCCCGTCCGTGTATGACCGAAGGCGGGTTCGCAATATAGGAGATTTGATGTTTATTTTTGGGCGCAAGACGTACCTTTTTATACCAATAACCCTGTTTCTTTTGACGGGTTGCGAAACTACAGCCCAAACCTACTGGGATCATCTTGGCCCCGATCAAGTTCACTGCCCAGACCGATCAGCAGGGTACAAAATTATCAAGATGTGTCGGCAATATGGGCCACACTTAATCTGCAAGTGCGTGTCTAACTAATGAATTTTAATATAGGCGACACTACATCGCACCCAATTTTGCATGGCTTGCGAACTATGCCTCAGTTACACAACCCACCAACAACAAATTTTGATAACAACGGGTGTGCATCAAGGCTATTAATAAGAAATGAAGCTGGGGACGCTCTGACAACGGATGGGTATTTAGCTGGATGTATTGATCACCTAGTGCAACCCAAGCGCGTTTACAGTAGCAAGAAACAGGTGCATGTCACTGCGGAATACAACAGATCTGCCGTGTACCTACTGTTTGATAAGGGTGAGCTTGTCTATGTGGGTCAGAGTGTAAAGCCCTTGCAGCGTATCGGGCAGCACCAGAGAGATAAAACTTTTGATAGCTACAGGATTTTATACTGCGCCGAGAATCGTCGTTTGTATTGGGAGTCTAAGTTAATTGACGCGCTCAACCCGCCACTCAATAAGACCGGAAAAACTTTCCGGGGAACCGGGTAGCGTTTAAACAACCACCTACTAGAGTGTTTTAGATACCCGTAGTGAAATCAAAACACAGTTATAGGTTATGTTTAAACGCAGATAGTAGAGGATAATCTATATGATTACTTACCGAACTTCTGCTTCTGTGATTTAGGCGGAGACTTTTTGCTGCCACCCTTGCCGCTCCAAAACATCTTGTTTGCCCAGTAAGCTGCTGATGTTTTGCCCTTCTTGATGTTCTTTGCATGGCGAGCTTTGAAACTTTTCCTAGCTTCATCACTGTAGTTGTGACCCATCTTCTGATCACCAAAACGAATGATCTTCATCTTCCCGCCATCGCGCACAGCCACGACACCTTTCTTTGTCTTGTGGCTTGGTGTTCTCTTTGGCTTGTTTAAACCAGAAAGGCCGACCTTCTTGAGCCTATTCTTTTCTGCATCTGTCAAACTCATTTGCGGTGCCTCGCTGTTTTCTTGGCAACCTTCTTAGGTTGAGCGCTATGCTGCTTGCCCTTCTTTGTGTCTGCCCGTTTCTTCTTTGATGTCGCTGCATACTCTTTGCTGGACAGAGACTTGATTGCTTTCTCTGGCAAGTACCGCTCGCCTGTAGCCTTCTTCCCTTGAGTGCTAGGCTTCCCTGACTTGGTTCGCCACTTCTGTTTTGTCCACTTCTTGAGGGACTTCTGTGACTTCTTGAGAGGCATTACTTGTACCCACCACCGGCATCTTTGTACGCCTTAGCTAGCATCTGGGCTTTACGCGCCGACCACTGACCAGCCTTGCCGCCCTTTGTTCCCGCCTTGATACGGTTGAACTGACGCTTACGCATCTCTGGTTTGGTGTAATTGCCAGCCTCGTTAACGCGAGACTTGCTCTTTTTCTTCTTAACCTTTCCGCCTTTGGCGTATCGTTTAAACATAATCGCCGCTTCTTATCATCTCGGTTACTTCCACAGCACGATTGCCAACCTGTTGGCTCCAACGCGAATCCATAAACTCATCGGCTGCAATGTCGAACTGCTCGCGGCTCATTGCTTCAATCGCTTTCACAAATCCGCGCAGTCTTGTCATGCCGAGGTTAAAACTTATGTCGATCATCGCATCCTGTCGCGCTTCATTCAAAGCCGGAAACCAGAAGTAAGTATCAGTCAACTCCTGACGGACTCTCGTGATGTCGTTCTCCAGCAGGTAATCTATCTCATCTTCAGACAGCCCAAGACCACCGTTCTCGTCTATGTTGCGCCCGACACCTACAGTGATCATATCCTCTGAACATTTGTACGCATGGCTGCGCACACCTTCATGCCTTCGCAGCATTTCTATTAAATCTTTTGACATCTATTTCTCCCTGCTCACGCCTCTGGTCTTCTCGTAGCTTCTCATAGCGCCTAAACCGAGCATCCCAGTCATAGTAGTCATTAACAGCGACGGGTCTATCTCTGGAACCTCTACCCAGATACCTGCTATGGGCGCGATCAATACATGATACAGAAGACCCAGACTACAGCACCAACCGATGCTGGGACGCCATCCAGCCACAAACAACGACTTGTGTGCAGCCTCCACCTTATTGATTTCCATCTGACCCTTGGCAAGTTCAGCGGCATGGCGCTCTGCAAGCGTACTTAACTCAAAGGCAATACGATTCTTCTCGTCCTTGTCTTCAATAACCTTGTCAAGCAAAGAGGTTGCTGGGCCTATTAGTGAACTGAGTATGCTCATTCCGCCTCCCTGTCTTCTCTACGAAGACGCTCAGTAATCAGCCGTGTTGTCCTGCCAGCCTCTACAAGCGCTGCATATTTCTGCCTATAGTCCTCAAGCTTGGAATTGTAATTCTTGACTCTG